ACCTCCAGCACTTTCATACGCTTCGTCTTCAAACTTTAATGCGACAGCTTTAATGCCTTCAATATAATTATCTACATAAGATTTAGGTAATCCTGAATCTTCAAGTTTTTTGAAAGTATCTTCACTTAATTCTCCATTTTCTTCAAACTCTGCTTGAACACCAGCGAAGTCTACACCTTTTAATCCTTCAACTTTAGTTTCAGCTTTAAGATTATCAGGTTTTTTACTTTCTTCTGGAGTACCTAGTTTCTTTTCTAATTCTTGGTAAGACTTAACTAATTCTTCTTGTGTATTAAATTTACCAAGTATTTTTTCTTTAGGGGTTTCTACTTTCTTTTCTTCTACCTCTGTTTCAGTAGGAGTATTTTCTTCACCCGTGTCTATATCTAAAGTATTTGTATTTTCAGATTTTTTCACCATAGCGTCAATATGCTCTTGCGTATCAACTTTTTCATCTACGGGTATTTTTACTGTGTTTTCATCAGCCATATTATGCTCGTCCTCTTTCCTTTTCTTTTTGGATTTGTTGTTGTTGATCTCCCTTAACTGTGTCTCTTACCATACCCATACCTTCTTTTGCTACTTGTGGTGCTACTTGATCTTGTAATGCCTGTTGTTGTGCAGCTTGTTGCTCTTGTGCTAATTGTTCATCAGATTTAATCAAGCCGTCCATATCAACACCTAATGATGTTCCAATTCTTTTTATATATTCACTTATATTTAATGAAGATAAGCCTGATTCTCCAAATGGAGCAATCTGTTGAACAAATGTATTTAATCTTTGTAAATCTGTACTTCGACCTAATGCTTCTAATCCTGTAACAATTTTAGGTCTAACTTGTCCTTTTGGTAAAACAGGAAGTCTTTTCTTCTTCTCCATTTGAAACATTAATCTATTAATTAATGGTAATTGTAATTCTTGAGATAATAACGAGTAAAGACCACCTAGACTATCATCTAATTCTTGACTTACATATTCAATTTCTTTTGCTGTAACTCTTTCAGCATCTCTTTGAACTGACGTATTCAACATAAACGCAAACTGTAATCTATCTTGAATAAGTTTCATTGTTTGAAATGCAATATTAAAGTCAGCACCTTTGTTAACTTGAAGGGTTGTTACATCTTCAGCATTTCCTTCTCGTATTGCACCGTTTGGACTTTCAGATAAAGTTTTAAGTCGGGTACTTCCGTTGGGTTTCACTAAAAATAAAACTTTACTTGCTGCTGCTGATCCCTCAACAACTGCTCTATATAACGCCTCTAAACTACGAAGATCGCCAATATACTCCTCGATAAAACCTCTACCCCAATCTTCATTGTCGATTGAAGTATAACGTAAAGGAATAAAAGGGGACTTGTCCATAGGGTAAGTCCCTTCACTGTCAGGTAGGATTGTATCAACTACCTCTTGGTGGACAGTCCACCTTTTACCATCACTACTACGTCTTACGTAGGTGAATATGTCAATAGTGTCTTCATAAGAAGAATTAACTTCTCCTTTGATAATTGCTTTAACTTCTTCACTAGCTGAGTTAGGACTAACTGTATCTTTTGTTATAATTTCTAATACATTTCCTACATCATCTCTTTTCATTACATACCGATCTATATGATAAACTTTCATTTTAAGTTCGGGTGTAATATAAAGAAGGCAATTTCCTGCAACTATTAAATGTTTTAACGCTTCAAAAATTGTTGTTCTAAAATTATTAACTTCCATTTCATTCATTACTACTCTTTCTATGGAAGCTAATGCTTTTTCAAATTCACCTTTCATTCCACCCTGTCCAGCAATTTCAGCTAATGTAAATTCATCTATTGCTAATCTAAAAAATGGAGTGTTTGGTGGTAATAATGCTAATAATAATTTACTAGCTAAATTGTTTGTGCCTCTCGCACCTATACCTTGATATGGTGTATAAAGTTTTGTGGTGTTAGAGTGGGCATCTCTTGGTATTAAAGAAGGTATCGTAAATTCAGCACTATCTCTTGCTCTTTCTAAAAAAGGCAATCGTAAAGTTTCTAACTGACTATAACGACCTTTTACTGATTGTTCTGCCATTTGTCTATGGTACGTTTGCTCCAGTTCCACCACCTAAAAATGCACTATCCAAAGCAATACGCAAAGCTCTCTTTCCATATCGTCTTCTCGCTACCGAAGTATTATATTCTGCGGTTCTTGGAGCAGACGGAGCTGTAGCACGAATCTTCGTACCTGCTGCATTTATTATTGTTGCTGGAGGAGCTGGTATTGGAGGAGGAGGCGGTATTCTAGGTGCTCTAAAAATTGATCCACACATCTATAATATATCTCCTATTGTTTTTCTGTTTAACACGTTTTTATTTTGATCGGAAAACTTCTGTTTCAAGTGTTTAACAACACTCGCTTGACCAGACTTAAACCAAACTTTTCGTTCATTATCGTTCATATCTGGGCTTTTATCAGGAAATTGTTGCTCTAAATAATTGATTAATTCTTGAGTAATATCCATAAAGTTATCCAAGAGAGCAACCAAAAGGTAGGTTTTACTTAAAATTTATATGTAAGGGGAATTTCTGTGATTTTCAGAATATTTTTGGTAGGTATAACCATTGTATTTCCTCCTTCTTCTATGACGAATTCTTTATTATCTTCATCAAAAGAAAGATCAGAGGTTAATACAAAGGCATCATCTGTTTTTTTAATTTGAAAACCAATGCTACAACAGACGGCAGGTAGCATAGTTTCGATTGTTGTAATATCTTCCCAAGTTGTTGAACTGTTTGCGTCCTCCCAAAATACAAAAACTAATTTATATTTTATCGGGTTTTTTCTCAACCACTTCAGAAGTAATTTTAGCAGCTTTTTCATTTAACATTTTCTCCATTTCAGGATCAATTTCTTCAACAGTAGAACGTACTGAATTTACTTCAATAATTTCATGTTTTGCTTTAGCAGTTATTGGGAAAACTTTATCAGATAAATCTGGAGTTTTAGCATAAAATTCATCTTCTATTAGAATATCTATATTCTTCCAAATTTTCTTTTTCCAATGTTTAATGTCTCGGTTTATCATCTTGACCAGTAGGTTTTGGTTCTTCAATAACTTGCCTTAACTCACAGCTAATGGCAGCGTAACCAGCACCATCAATATAATCATCTCTGTTATAATCACCAGCTTGTCGTCTAGCTACTTTAGCTAATTCAAACAAATCAGCAACCATATCAGCACGAATAAATAATTCTTTACCAAAATGATTAGTTAAATAAGCCGACCACAAACGTCCTATATTTATATGATTAACTAATTTATCTCCGTAAGTTTCTTGTCTCTTACCAGTAATAATTGTACTGGCTTCTTCTAGCACATCTTGTGCTTTTATTTTTGAATCGTCCATAATTTAGGTTTCTCCTTTTTAAAGTTATAGTCCGTATGCCGAAGTATTCTTGCCACTCTAGCTTGGATTAAAGCATCTTTTTCTTTTAATCCCTCACCCTCATAACACTTAACAATAGTTTTCCAATAGTTCTTCGATACAGATAAAACTCTATGAGTTTTTACCTCACCATAAGACGGACAGCCTTTATAGTTATCTACTGGATCACCTGTTAAAATTTGTGAATAAAAATTATAATCAGCTTCTTTTTTAGAAACTTTAAAAAATTCTTTTGTTATTGGATTATAATGTAAACCTATAATTTGTTTTAAATCTTTATCTGTTGATACAATTATTTTAGTTCCTTTAATAATTTTAGATGTACCTAAAATACCTAATACATCATCAGCTTCAAGAGTAGGTTTAATATAAATTTTAAAATTCTTTTTCATATACTCTTTACAATATTTAAGAGTAAGTGGTTTTCGTTGTTTAATTCTATTGGCTTTATAATCAGGAAATATATCTTTTCTAAAATTAGCTTTATCAGAAAAAGCAATAAGAACATTATCACATTGAGTATCTTCTTTTAATGTAGAAAAATATTCATCAATTAATTGTCTACACTCGTGTTCATCAGAGTGCAATGTCCAAACTTCATTTTCCCACCTTATAGGTGTTTCAGTTCTAAATGCTATTTGATACGCAACTATATCTCCATCTACTAATAATGTACTACTCATTTTTAATTACCTTTTCCTTTTGGTTTAAATTTACTTAAATCAATTTCAATAACATTGTCATATTTTTTAATATGGTGTCTGAAATCTTCAGGAGGATAATTCTTTTTTCTCTCCTCGTTAATAGCCATATCAGTTAATAAATAACCGTGTCTTTCAACAGTTCTTAAGAAAGCTGATAACATACTTCCTACTTGAACTGACGGACTATCTAGCATACTTACATCTACTTTTTCACCTTGTTGTGGTTTTTCAAAGATAGAATAAGTTAAACTATTCGTCTTTAATCTAGGTTGCTTTAAATTCCCTGCATCAACATCAGTTAACACAATTATTACTTGCATAATTTTTTTACCTTTTCTTTCAATTTAAAATACCAAGCATCAGCTATCTTATATAAAATATCAGGAAATTGATGTTGGCCTTTCGTTTGATTACACTGAAAACAAATAACCCAAATGTTATTTAGTTCATAACCTTTAGTGGTATCAATACGATCTACTGTTGGTGAATTTTTTACAGAACCTTGAGGTACTAATATTTTTTTACAACAAGGACAATGACTAGGGGTTATTGCGATTAACCCATCTATTGTTAACCCACAATTATAACCTCTCCGTCTAATTTGATTAGTTAAAGCATTTGAAGCCCACTTTCGCCAAGCATAGTTTTTAGTGGGTGTCAGCCCAAGATTTTCCGATTTTATATTCTCCTTCAAGGGAAACTCGGAGTTTAAGTCGTTGACCAGCTTCTCGAATTGATTGGGTTGCAATTTTTCCTACTCTCTCTGCCAACTCTGGTGTAGTTTCAATTTGAAATTCATCGTGAATATTAGCCACTACAAACGCATCAATACCTTTTAAATTACTCCATAAAATAATCAAGGCTTGTTTCATAACGATTGCTGCACAACTTTGAATCAAACTATTTAAAGCTGAATGACTACTTCTAATTTGTAATTTACGTCCATCAATAGCACGTATAAATCCTTTATCTTCTAAAGTCATAAAAATATCTTGCTTAATTTCTTTAAGAAAAGGTAGGTTTAAATAAAACCTATCTAAAATAATCTTACCTTCTGCTAAAGGTACTTGTAATATTTGTGATAATTTTTTAAATGAACAACCATAAAGAATAGCATAGAACATTGTTTTCGCTAATTGCCTATCTTCTAACCCAGCAGCTTTCATATTATATGAATGAATATCCCCATTTAAAATTAAATCAGTATATTCTTTTCCACCTTTATAGTTATAAATATAATGTCCAAAACATCTCGCCTCAATTCCACTAGCATCAGCTCCGACAAGTACCTTGCCGTCTGAAGGTACAAAGAGTTCTCGACATTCTTTTCCATACGGAGTGTGTAAACTAGGCACTTGTTGAAGATTAGGAAACCGAGCTGCCATACGTCCTGTTATAATATTCGTTACATAAAAGGTGTGTATTCTTCCTTTTTTATGTACTTTTAACCAAGCGTTTTTACCGTCAGCTAACATACCTAATCTTTTCTCTAGGGTTAGATATTCATTTAATTCTTTAGCTTCAGGGTATTTTAATTTTGATAAAACTTCTTCATCAACTATGGGTTGGCCAGTATCAGTAAATTTAGTAGGCTTCCACCCATTCAATTTCATTAATCTATTTGCAATATGTTGACGAGAAGATGGATTAAATGCCACAACTTTACTTTTCTTTACGGGTACTCCTTTTTTGTAGCCAAACTTCTTATTATTAACTTTAGGAATAAACTCACCTAAATCAACCGTCCAACTTTTAAATCTATTTTCTAAACTTCTTTTTAATTTATTTATTTTATTTAATAAATGTGCGTGGAGTTTTACAGCTTTATCTACATTAAACCCAAAACCTTTTTTCTCTTGATCTCTTAAAATAAAAGCTACTTCGTGTTCTAAATTAATTGATCTATCATTAAATTGTTTCTCTAATAATTTGTTATATAATTTTTCAGTAATTTTTACATCTTGAATACAATACTGCAACATTTCATCGGAAAAGGACGACCAATCGTTGGCTTTATTGAAATCGCCCTTTTCCAACTGTAAGCGACAACCCCAACTTTCAAGGTTATGCTTATTAACCAAATGAGTTCGCATACGTCCTCTTGCGATTAACTTCATATCTAGTTCTTTTATGTCAGGGTAGATAAGACGACTTAAAACTAGAGTGTCGTGGACTAATTCCTTTTTATGGGAATAGCCATAAAGTTTTTTAAGTACAGGAAGGTCATACTTAATAACATTATGGGCGACTATTAAGTTATCACTTAACATATCTAATCCATTTGGTATTCGGTTTCCAGCAAAGGTATGTGTTTTACCTTCTTTGTTAATAACTAAACAATGGACAACACTTGGATCTAATCCATCAGTTTCTAAATCAAAAATTAAGGGTGTTGTCATATTCAAATAATCTTCCTTTTTCTTTATCGTATTTTAATAAACAGGCTTTTCCTGTAATACCAGCAAAACGATTTTTTAAAATTCTACAAACAGTTTCGCCTGATTGATCTCCACTAACATTTCTTTCAACACCAATAACAATATCTGATAATTGACCTATACTAGCACTCCCTCTTAATTGTCCGAGTGAAGTTTTAAGTCCATCGGTATGATCTTTATTACCTTCAGGTCTTTTTAAATGTGAAATAATAATAACTCCAATATCTAAAGATTGAGTTAAAGCACGAAGTTTAGTCATTAATATATCAATCGTTTTTCTTTCATCGTGCATTTTATTCTCAAGACCTGACACAATTATTGAAATATGATCTATAAATAAATATTCTATATCTAATGATTTTGCAAAATATCTTATTTTATTAAGAATAGTATCTTCTTCAATAGATCCCCAGTGATCATATAAAAATACATTCCCATTACCAACGGTTTCATCAAAACCTTTTTTTAATTCTATATCCGTAACAGTAGTTCTATCTATATGAATTGGTTTGTTTAAATGTAAACCAATAATTCCTTCACAAGTTCTTTTAATACTTTCCTCTAAAGAAATTATACCTATCCTAACATTATCTTGAATAAGTTTATAAGCCATTTCTTTTACTAATAAAGATTTTCCAATACCTGAACCACCTGTAATAGTAACAATTTCTTTTTTTCTAATTCCAAATAATTTTCTGTTCAAACCCTCGTAAGGATAAAAAACTTTTGCTCTTTCATCGGCAACACTAACTACGTCCCAAAGTTCATCACCAGCAACTACTCCATCAGGACGATATATTTTAGCCTCCCACATCGCTTTAACTACTTCATCTCCACGATTGGCTACAAGCATATCATTAACATCTTTTAAGGGTAGTGTGGCTATCTTACATTTACCAACTGTAAATAATTCTGCTACTTTTTGAGCTGCCTCAAATCCATATTTATCTTGATCAAAGAAAATAACAACAGTTTCAAAACTTTCTAAATATTCTAATTCTTTTTTTATTGACTTAACTGCACCATTAACACCATTAGGAATACCCACAACAGGATATTTATGATTGAATATTTGAGATAAACTAATCGTGTCAATTTCTCCCTCACATACGCAACAAATTTTACCTCCCCCATTCCATTTTTCTTGACCATAAAGTAAAGCCTCCTTAATGCTACCTACCGTCTTAAAGGTTTTATCCTTGTATCTAATTTTTTGAAAGACAGGTTGTTTAGATTTGTTGTAGTAGGTCGCAATCTGAACGGTCTGATTACTTTGTTGACCAATACTATAATTCCAAAATGTGCAGCTTTCAAGAGTGAGGTTTCGTGTAGAAAGGTTTTTATGTATACCTTCAACAAGGTTTGTTTCGACCCCTTTAATGTTATGATGATTGATTTCCATAGGTTTATCAGAATTTGAATAAGTGTTACAAGAAAAACAAAAAAGATGCCCATCAGAATACAAACTATTTGCATCACTGCTCCCACACTTTTTACAAGGTAGATGAGAAATAAATTCGCTATCATCGGTTTCCATCATTCCACCACCAACTTTTTGTATCATTAATTTCACGCCACCTGAACCACATTCTCCATAACCAACTTCTCGTCATTGATAAGCCTGTAAATATTAAAGCTATTTCAATGCTTTCAAAAATTGATGGGTACAAATCAAAATAAGGAAAAATTAGCAACTGAATTAAAATTGCTAATAAAAATCCTGATCCAATATCTATAATTGTTTCAAATAAAGTTTTTTTAGCAATAATTTCAAA